AATATCAAAGAATACTTGATGAGCTAAGTTTAACTTTATTGAATGTTAACGAATCCGTATTGGGGATTGATCAAGATTCCAAATCAATTATTTCCGGAAGATTAGCACAGGTAAGAATTGCTCAAGGATTAAGATCGAACAGAAAGTATTTCGATAATATCGAAGTCTCTCAAAAGGTTTTAGCCGGACTTGTATATAAGGTTTTAAAGAAATATCCAGCAGAAAAAATAGCTCGCATACTCAATGAAGAACCGACTGAACAATTCTTTTCTAAAGACTTTGAAGATTATGACATGGTTCTTAAACAATCTATCAGATCACAAACTCAAAGAGATGCTTTCTATACTGAGCTTGTCAATTTGAAACGTGAGGGAATTGTTGATGTACCTGGTTCTTATATCATTAAAAAACTTGATATCACTGGTATATCTGAACTTGAAGAGCTTATTGAGTCTCAAGAAAAAGCACAGCAAGAACAGCAAGAGAAAGTAGATATTCAAGAACGCATCGGACTTGAATTAACTAACTCTCAAAAAGAAGCTAACATTGCTATGAAGCACGAAAGAACAACAAGAGGCGTAGCTAACCTAGCGTTAGAAGCTGAACGTGCGTCTGAGGCTGAAGAGAATAGAGCGCAAGCAGCTCTTGCCAAGGCTAAGACAATCACTGAGATTGCCTCTATGAATGATAATAGACTCATGCAGGTTATGAAATTCGTAAATGAGCTGGAACAGCAGGAAAGTGCAGATCGTAATACTGAACAGGCGAAAATAGAAGCCAAGAGCAAACAAATACAGACCGAATCAGAAGATCAAGAGATAGAGTTTAAGTCAGAAGTCCAGGCTGAAAATGCCGATGACTTCCCTAAACAAGAACAAGAACCATTGAACCTAGGAGTTTAATATGGCTAAAGGAAAAATGAGCATGAGTGCCGTAAAAGGCGTTTATAGCTATTCAAAGAATCCAATGAAACCGGCTAATAAAGTGGCTGTTTCATGGGGTCCCGGAAAGAATCCAGATGCTATCAAAGCAAATAAAATGCTTCAAAAAGAGCATATGGGCAGAGAAAGCATCAGAAATATGGGTATCTAATGTATGCCACTCATCCGTCAGGATTAATTGTTCCGAAAGAATTTGTCGATACGAAGCAGTTCTTAAAAGAAGGATTAAAAAAAGCAGTTGATAAGGCTGTAGAGGATAATCAGAATATTGACGGCCGTTATTTTCTGATATTTCAATCTCCTTATAACCGACATGCTCCACAAGAGATTAATCTTGTGCCTACGATGAGTAAATCTTTACCTCAGTTTATTACCAATCAAATCGTTTTCTATGTCGATAATAGAAGAGGATTTGCGGAGTGGCTCTGGACAGTAACGCCACAAAAACAAGTCCAGTTTAACACTAAAGGTGTCGCCTACCTACAAGCAAAAGGTGCTATGCCGACGAAGGCGGAATCCTTCGATTAATACGGGAGAAAAATATGGAAGAAGCTGAAACCGTAACAGCTCCGATAGAAAATGCTGATACTCAAAATCAGAATCAAGAAGTAGTTGAGACTAATGAAGTAGTTGAGAAGAAGGAAGAGACAACTGTTCCTTTGTCGGCTCTTCAAAAGGAGAGGAAGAAAAGGCAAGAGGCTGAATATCGAGCGCAATGGCTAGAAGAGCAGACTCAAAAAGCCCAAAAACCTCAAGAACTACCGGAAGATGATGATACTCTTTATGAGGCTGTTACCAAAAAAGAATTAGCCGAGTACGGAGATTCGAGTAAAGCGCAAATTGTAAGAACAATTAGAGAAGAAGACTGGGCTTCAAATAACCCGGATAAACTCGAAGTTGTAAATGAGAAATTAACTGAGTTATTAAAACAAAAACCTCATCTTGCGTACGCGATACAATCCGCTACTAATCGTTATTCGGAAGCATGGGATCAACTTGTAGGACATGGAAAAGTGGCAACGAAAGCTAAACCTGAACAAAAAGCTAAGGTGCAAGCTCCGTTATCACCAGCTCAAGTACCTAAAAGCGCCGGAGTCAATCAGGCAATGAACCTAAGCGATATGACCGATGAACAATATAATCAGTGGAGAATGGAGAAACGCAGAAAGAGGTAAAAGGAGAAAAGTATGACAGTTACCTCTGTTGCCGGTGGCTACGATTCTATGGCCGATAGTTGGGCGCAAAGAGCATTACTTCAGCGCTCAAAGCCCAAACATATTCATAATCTTTTCGGTAAGCAATTCATGCTTCCGCAAAAGAACACTGATGTAATGGATTTTAGAAGGCAAGAAAACTTGAATTCCGATCCGGTTGTATTGGCAGAAGATTCTGATCCAGCACCTGAAAAGATCCAAAAGTTTGATGTTCAAGTCCAAGTACAGGAATTCGGTAAAGTTGTTCTTTTGACAAGAAAGGTAAACCTTATTGTCGAAGATGATACAGCAAATGAAATTGCAGATAACCTCAATCAGTGCATGCACACAATGCTTGATAAGGTGACTCGTGATGTTCTAGCTTCATCTGTTAACCAGATCAACTGCGTTAACGGTACGAACGGTGAGACAATCACAGAACTTAACCAAATCGACGTTAACCGTGCTATTGAATTCTTGGATATTAACGATACTGAACATGTATCACCAATCATCCCAGGATCTCCACAAATTGGGACCTCACCTATTCAAGAAGCTTATTGGGCTATGGCTCACGTTGAGCTTAAGAAAGATATTCGCTCCTTAGCATCATTTCTGCCTGTAGCTGAGTATGGTTCTATTGATGAGAGCTTGAAGTCTGAATTCGGTGCTACTGATGAAGCTCGATGGGTTACTTCAACATTGGTAACTAAGTCTAGTGCATCTCCTCCGGTGTTTGACAACACTTTTGTAGGCGCAAACGCATATGGATACGTATCTATTGATGAAGTATCTGCTGAAATGATCATGAAGCCTCTTGGTTTTAACGATTACCTAAATAGATTCCAATCTATGGGCTTTACTGCTTGGTTCAACGCTGGTGTGTTGGATGATTCTCATATCGTAATCTTGAAAGCTACTAAAAGCTCATAACAAAAGGAGAATAACATGGCAGATTTATTTGATGGACAAACAAGAACTTACGGAGCAAGTTATGTTGCGGATGGTGGAGCATATACGTTTACTCTTCCTTTCCAACCGGACCGTATCTTCTTATTTAACTACACACAATCAGGAACAGACCTTAAAGTGCCGATTTCTATCTGGTATCGTGGTATGCCGGCAGGTGATGCGATCCAAATTCAGAAAATGGCGAATGATGGTGGATCTGATGGATCTTCTGTATTGCTTGAAGCTACTAATGGATTTACCGAGGCAAATACTTCCGGTGGAGTTAGTTCTTATCTAGCATCAATTTCAGGAGCAACTAAGGCTGATCCTTGCGTGATTACTACCTCAGCGGTTCATGGCTTTGCTACAGGTGATCTAGTAAGAATGTCTGATTTGGGGAATTTGGGTGCAGTTGATCGTGGGATGGATCAGTTGGACGGAAACCGATACCGTATCACTGTTCTAACTACTACCACTTTCAGCTTACAAGATCCTATCACAGGCGATGACATTGATTCTACCTCATTCGATACCTATGTATCCGGAGGTTTCGCTAACCTAGAGTCTCGTGCTGGTGATGAGAAGTTTGCGTATGATCCTGTGGTATACAAAGTAACATTCGGAACAGCGGTTGCAGGAGATGACAGCGATGTTGTTTACTTCGAAGCTATGAAGTTTGGCACTAAGGAAGTATTAGGCGACATTGCTTAATTATTCATGACTTAGAGGGGGACTGTTCCCCCTCTTAATTGGAGGATAAATGCCTTTTAAAAGTGAAAAGCAAAGAAAATATTTATATGCTAAGAAACCTAAGGTAGCTAAGGAATTTGCCTCTAAAATTCCTAAGAATAAAAAGTTGCCAAAAAAAGTTAAAAAGAAATGACAGTAGCCGATTATACAAAAGACATATCAGCAATCACTAATGCAGATCCTTGTGTAGTGACTACCTCTGATGTGCATGGATACTCTACAAACGATTACGTCAGAATTACTAATCTAGGATTATCTGGAAACTTTGATTTTGGATGTGAACTATTAGATGACAAGCGATTTAAGATCGTTGTTCTCAGCACGACGACATTCAGTCTAAAAGATCCCTTAACAGGTGAAAATATTGATTCAACAAATTACTCAACATATGTCTCTAATGGAAAAGTAAATCTCATTAGAACACTATTTCAAATAACGTGAGGAATAATGGCAAAAAGAGGAAGACCTAAAAAGATGAAAACAGAAGAAAATGTAGCAACAGCAGAAAAAACTCATACACAAGAAAAGATTAACCCTGAGCATGTTCCCTTACATGATCTTCCACTGGAAACATATGCGGATTACAAGATCTATAATAAACGTGTAAGAATGGAAAATAAGAAAGCTAGGAAAAACATCTATCAGTGCAAACCTTGCCCGATAGATCTGCATCCTAAACAGAGAATAATCTTTGGGAGAAAGGATCAGCCAAGAAACCCTCTTCCAGTTTACCTATCAACTGATATGATTGATTTTAAGTTAACTCTTGTTCCTGGAAAAACATATGATCTTCCCATCATGGTTTTGTCTCATCTTAACTCTAAAGGGAGTCCTATTTGGGAGAGGTATGTTAATGATGATGGATCAGAAGATTCAAGAATCTCACATTATGACCCTAGGTTTTCTATAAGAACGGTGTTTGAAGATAATGAGTAGAGATGTAGGAGATGCCATTGCAATCATGAGAAGGTTGCTTTCAAGGAGAAATGAGTTCGATCCGAACGCTGATTTCCAAATGATGCTCTCTTATCTTAATGATTTCATCAAGTTTACGATGGCAACGGATGTGAATGTATTCGAGTTGCAGGGTACATTGGAATTCACCATTGACGAAACCGTTACCGATGGTGTCTATACTTTGAATGATGTAGGAGCATCAAGTGACTTCGTTAACATTACTCATGGAGCATTTGTTGATGATCAAGACTTAACAATATGGCAGAATCCTAAAACATTCTTTCATAAATGGAACACTTTTGATGTGACCGAATTAACAGCAGGGATGCCGACTGATATGCTCTATTATGGTGATCAGTTCACTTTCAGAACAATACCTGATCAAGAATATACGGTTCGTATCTATGGCTATAAGGAAAACGAGGAATTTGTTAATGATTCAGATCTTCTCCCTTATGAATACTGGGTAAGATATGTCGCTTATGGAGCTGGACGTAATTATGCTCAGGACTTCAACTATGAGCAAGCTCGTATAGCATCAATTGAGAAAGGGTATATGAGAGAGAAAAAGCTCTTGCTGACTCGTACTCATAACCAGATAAAAAAATCTAGAACCATTCCCCAATTTTGAGGTAAGAAATGGCAGGAACCTGGAATTCGATAAGTCCTGACGGAACTAAATCAGTCAAAAAGAACGAAACAATCGTTCAAAAAAATACCACATATATCGAAACCAATATGGCACTGGATCACTATTGGGCAGAAGATGCTAATAAGGATGGTTATCATAAGCAAGTGTCTATGCCGGTTTCAACAGCAGATCCTACCAGTTTACCATCAGGAATAGATGGTGAATTCTATGTAAGGGAAAAGTCTGAAACAGAGGCACCAGATGCTCAACATCCTGAACCTTTCTATTATCAGACGATAGATTCGGGAGCTAATAATCATTACCTTCAGCTAGGGTTTAGGGCTTTAGTTTGTTTCAATGGGAGTTCATCTAATCCGGTTCAAGCTGATATCAAATATTCTCACAATATTGCATTGCAATCATCAACCCCTAAAGGCATTGTCAGAGATTCAAAAGGACTTTATACAATAAATTTCTTAAATTATTTGCCTTCGGACAACTTTATAGTTATGGGTAATGGTATCAGAAATAGTAGTGATGTGGCAGGGAACAGGGATTTGGGTGTTTATATTCAAAATGCAACTACTGTTTCAAACGTTAAAGATTCAACCTTTGTAAAGATTATGTTTAAGTCAAATTCAGGTGATTTATATGATCCATTGCAAGGATTTATAGCCATAGTGGGAGGATAAATGCCTGTTTTTGAAATCACAGGCTTTAAGACAGGAGTATCCAAATCAGGTGTTACCTTTCTAGAACCAGCCGATAGCTTTTCAGATATAGAAGATGGTTTCATATTCAGGCAAGTTCTTCAATCACGCTTAGGAATCAGTCAATTTGCTAGAGGTGGAGTTGGATCTTATCCTTTAACGGCTTCAAAAGGAATTAAACCTGCGGAAACGCTGAAAACCGATATTGATGAACATACATCAACAAATACAGCAGCTCAAACATTTACTTTAACCAATATTCCAATACGTGAATCTTACCTTAACATTTCCGTTACTGATTCGGTTCTTGGAATTAAAACGATTATAGCAACTTACGATGGAAGTGCGTGGACTTTTTCAGGTGATTATCAAACAGATGGAACAAATACTATTAATGCAACAACGGGAGCGGTAACTGTTACATTTGGTAATGGCGCTACAACACCTGTTGTATTGACGGGTGGAGATTCAATACTTTGTGATTATTATTCCATATTTGATCATTCGATAACAGCAGCAGCAGCAGCTCAACAGACATTTACTACAGAAAATGCAAATATCGTTAGAAATACAGTAATAGTAGAAGCTCCAACCGACAGCAAAATCATTACAATAACAGCAGCGCCTAGCTTTGCTATTGAAGATGAGTCTCCCGGAAACTCTGCTAATGCAAATGATCAAAGCTTCTATCTTAATTACATTCCATTAGCCAAATCCTCAATGACAATTGATGTAACCGATAGCGTAGAAGGAGCCTTACAAATAGTCGGAACATATGATTCAGATCTAGCTGATTGGTCATGGACAGGAGATGTTAATACAGGTGGTACGTTTAGCGTAAATGAAGCAACCGGTAAAGTTGAAGTTTCATTTGATGCTGATGGATTAGGAGGAGCATTAGCCGGAGGAGATCCTTTAATTGTAGCTTATTTCAATAATGATGGAGCTAAGTTTACCGATAATGTAAATATTGATCTAATCAATAGTATTGATTGGGCAACAGGTGATATCAATGTAGGCTTCGATGCAGCCCTCTCAGCGGCAAAACTTGAATTAACGTATGAATACTATCCTAGCCTTCGGATCATGGGTATATTCGAGCATATAGAGCCTGACGAGGATCGTAAGCTTCTAATATTCGATAAGAATTACGTTTATGGCTATGTAAGCACGTCTAATACATTTCAACAGATTCCATTTACTTCATCAGACCTTATTGCTTCATTTGGACTTTCATCTAATGAAGATTATATTAGTGGAACAACATATCCAAAGGCTGATTTCTCTGAACGATTCGTTTTTA